CCAGCCACGGCGACCAGTATCATCCATCGGCAGTCTCGCCAGTCCGCATAATCTCCGACAGCTCAACGGCGCGCGCACCGACTTGATTGGCCCACTTTGAATCAAGCATTTCTCGTGCGGCGGCGGAGTAGCTCTGCTTTCCGATAGCCTTCCACATGCGCTTGAATTGCATTAGCCCGTTAAAGCCAAGGTTAAAGCACATATTTGCGATAACGGTCTGGCGTATCGGGTCGAGCGCCCTGTACTCCCGAACTGTATCCAGTTCACGCTCTACTGATTCAATATCTGCGGTAAGCATAAATTCGGCTTCTTCACGACTTATGCCCACGTCATCCAGGTTGCGTCCGTACCCAATCGTGTTCACGCCAACGGTGTCTTTATACACGCGCAGGCGCAGACCTTCGTGCCGCTCAAGTTGTGATCTGAGTAGCTGACGATTCATGGGTGCGTCCTTAATAAAAAAAGGCCCGCAAGGGGCCAAGGTGCGGCGTAGCGACCGCTAGAATTGGGGTCGCCCAGCTAGCCGTGCCGAGGCAGAGGGCTAGCAGGACTTCCGGCGCGTCCACCGGCAAATGCTTCTTACGAAGACTTAAAGCCCGATGCTTTCGCAGAGCGGGAACATGATTAAGGGCTATTGCGTTACAAAGAGTTCGCCAGTCTCACCGTGAGCTATGGAATTACGGGCCGCTCAACGTCGTATGGCCAGACAACAAAAAGCCCGCGAGGTGGTGGCCTGCGGGCTTTGGTGGTAGTTCTGATAGGTTATAAAATAGTCTATACATTTGTGACGGACTGGTCAAGCAGCCTTTTGTTGCGGCTGAATGATAGCCTCCAGCATCTGATAGCCTCGGCTGATTCTTTTGCGCAGACACTCCACGGTTATATCAAGGTGTCCAGCGCACTGAGCGTCATCCCAGACAATGTAGATCGGGCTCGCGCTCTGGAATGGATCAATCGCAATCGACTTTGTTCGCCCGCGATAACAGCGGTCAACGCACAAGGCTGTCGCATAATCGTCATCCAATCTACTGACCATTTCATGTGCAAATATCATTTGTTCGGTGACACGCCTCACACGCATACGGTCAACTTTTCCAGCTAACTTGCAGAACCCGGTAAAGCCAGAGCCTTGCGGTAGCTCGCCGTGCTCAGAGTAGGTGCCAAGAATACATCGACCCTCATGCGCTATTCGAACTTGATCGCTGTCAATCAGTAGGTAATCAATGTGCAGGTCTATAATTTCGCCCGCCCTGAATCGAAGCGCCTTCTGACTGCCATCTTTCCGGTTCTGCTCAGCCATGCCCTATCCCCTAAGCTGGTTAAAAATCCCACGTATCGCCACTTCCTCACCCTGCCCTGCCAGCCAGTCGTTCAGCTCCTGCCGGCTTATCTCTTTCGCCTGAAACTCTCCCCATTTTTCATGCGCCTGCCGCTGCCAGTCAGGCATATCGAAGCCTTCAAAGCGGGTGCCGAATCGGTCGCGGCAGCTTTTGGCGGCGTCGGCCAACGGGTTGCCGGTGAGCATCGGGAATGACTGACCGGCGACGATTGCAATTAGCCCGATCACTCCGCCCACTCACTGCTAACCAGCCCACACGACCTGCAGCCGGCACCGCTCGGCGTCAGATAAAACAAGTCACTGCCGCACCGGCAAAGCCAGAACTTTTCCGGCACAACGGGCGCGCCGACAATGCCCATGAACAAACTGCACTCAGGGCACTTGAGGTTGTCGTGGTGCCCGACGGGTGTAACCGCCTGCCATTGATGCTTGCAGTTCGTACAAACAGCTGGTCCGATGAGCGTGAATTCTGTCTTGTCTTTGCCTTTGGCTAAGTCGAATCCGATTACGTTGGTCATAGACTTTCTCCAGTTAATCCTGATCTAGCACCAATAGGCCTTTTTCATTCTCTTGGTCATGCCTTTTTCCAGCATCAAGTGAAAGCCATAGTCGTGGCATACAGGCTTGCCCTTGAGCATTCCCCAATTGTCGATCTTGATGTCCGAAAAGAACGCTGGAACTCGGTCTGGTAATTTTCTGTCTGTCTGGCAGGGCATCGTGCGCCGCTGTATTAGAATGCGTCCGCATGGGCTTATTGCCTCAACTGGAGCAAACCATTTTGCTAGGTCGGTATGCTCTACTCTGTTCCATATTTGCCATTCCGTGACGTTTTGGTGATTTTCTTCTTGCTCAAACTTTATGACCAGCCTTGTGGGGTCCAGCCCATACGGGTATACATGACGCGAAATTCCGCTTCCTATAAGCCTCCCTCGATCTGTTAATAATTGAAATAAATCAAAAGCTATGGCATCAGGCTGGAATATCTCGTGCATATAACTCACAGCCCACGCTCCACTTCCAGCCAGCGCTCATACTGAGCCTGCGATTGATAGGTGATCTTTATGTGTGCCGGTAGCTCATGCCACGGGGTCATGCCGACTTCCAACTCATAGCGGGCCGCTAGCCACTCTTCGTACGTAAATTCGCTCTTTTCTTTCGGCGGGCCGTAGTAGACCGCGCCAGCAACTTCGGAGATGGAAAGGAACTTGTGTTTATCATCCCCTTGCCACTGCGTTACGTTTTCTGCCAGCCATTTCAGATCCTTGTTCATGCCATCAGCCTTTTCTTCTTCGGGCGTCACGGTGCAGTCTGGGATTTTTGAGGCCAGACCTACTGGCGGCGCATCGCCGTGCACGCCATTAATCGCTCTCGCCAACTCCAGGGTAACGGTGCCGCTATCGTATTCGCCGCAAATGCCAGGAAAAGCCTCGTATTGACAATGATCCTCACCGCAAACCGGGCAAGAAGTGTCGGGCCACACGCCCTTTCCGGGGAACCAATACCCCAGCAGCGTCCTGGCTGCCGCCCATTGCTCTCGATTTATGTACTTACAGACGGCTGAATCGCCACCCTCAATGATGTGGATAACATCGCCTGGCCCCAGGTAAATAAAATCGGCACCCTTTGGCCACTCTTTTACATGCTCGGCAATGTGCGCCAGATCTGCCGCTTCCTGCTTGTTTGGATTAATCATGCCGCCATCCTCTCTTTCTGAATTTCCCGAATTTGCTGATTCCACTCTTTGCGCCGCGCTTCCATTTCCTGCCAATCCCACTTAACCGGCGCCGTTTTCGATTCGCAGTAGTCGATAATTCGCTGCGCCTCTTCCGCGCCAAACCGATAAACCAGTCCCTGCTTGTAACCACGGGTTGTTTTGGTGCCCTCGATGTTCCCGCTCAAGGATTCGTTGCAGTACCTGTTGCATTGCAGGAACGTGTTCATTCGGTCATACCGTAGATTTGATTGCGCGCCACGCGTCTTGAGATGACCACAGCACCAGTCCATGCATATCCGGCCACAGGAGATGCACTCGGGCTCCATGCCTCGCTCCCTGAACCACTGCATTTCCTCTAGCACACGCATTTTGTTAAACGCCGGCTGGCACTGCTTGTGCTGCCAGCGCACATCACGCCGATTAAATTCGCGCAGATCCTTGCTTGCCGCGGTCTTTTTGATCTTTGCGACCTTCTCGCGGTTCGTGCTGGCCAGGTGCAGGCCATGCTTGGTGGCGCAATCGTATGAGCAGAAGCCGGCAGCCTGAATGGGCGTGGATGCCTTCTTGGCCGGCAGCGGTGAGCGGCACTGTTTGGCGCGGCACTTTCTCATTCAGCCACCTCCAGCCGGAATCATGGACGCCAGCGCTATCAGGCAAACTGCAATGCCCAGGCTAATAACGAACTTCACAAAGTTGTCGTCTTTCACTCCACCCCCTCAACTTCATCCAAACCCGAAAGCGCGTAATGCCGAAAAGTCAGATCCACTGCCCGACTCCGGCCCACTTCCGAACACTTGATCTTGCCGCCAGATGCCAGAAACTCGGCGGTCTGCGCTTCGATCTTCGCGGACTGCTCGCGCTTCATGCTGTTGCTGCGCATTGAGATGTTGATGGGCTGATATCTGCGCTTTAATTCGTTCTTGGTCATGCTGCCAACCCCACTAAGTTCGCCATTTGCTCGATTTGCTCCGGCGTCATGCCGGTCCAGTAGTTGTCGATAACGTGCTGACAGAACTGGCCATAGATCGCGTGAAACTCGCCATCGTCCATATCGGCAAAGTTCAGGCTGAGCGGCATCCGTATGGTGGCCAGGCCAACGCCGGGAACTTGAACGCCCATTTCCTCGCAGCCAATGTTGCCTTCCCATTGCAAGCGCTTCAGGACGCCGTGGGGCTCCATGTTCTGGAAACCTTCGATGTTATCCACCAGCATCTGCCCGAGCTTGTGAGCCCGGCGCCAGTTGTGCAGGCTGCGCGGCTTCTTGGGATCAGCGGCAAGAACATCCCCGACGCGAAACCCCCGCTTGCGCAGGGTCTGCCGAGAAATATCATCGTTTGGCGCCAGCGTGCCTTCGGGCGTTACCCGGAACATGACGGCGCGGCTTGTCTTTTTACGGGCCGGCTTGCTCATCTCACCCACCCGACGAATCCGCAGGCATAACCCATAATTGCGTATGCGATTAAATCAGTGACGCCCTGAGACTCCATTGCCACGCCTACAGCAAAAAGCAGGACTCCAGATAGGATTAGGGGCATTAGGCTGCCCTCCCTGGCCCGCTTGGCTCAGTCGAACAGCACTCATAAAGCCCGCGGCGCTCTATCACAAAACCGTCATGCATCAGTTCGTGCAGGGCGCTGCGAATATCTTTCGGGTGCTCGCCAAGCTCTATCGCAACCGAGGCGCACGTTACGGGGTTGCCCGCCGCGGTCACTGAGCGCAGCACGCGCCGATTTAGAATCTCGTTTGTCATTGTGTCGACTCCTGAAATCGTTTCTTGCTGAGTCATGCTGATAGCTCCATTTTTACAATCACCACATCGACCGACGCACCCCTGAACTGGCTTTCATAAACGCGGGAATAGGTATGCGCATATCCTGGGATAAGCTCTTTGCCTTTGGCGCTGGAGGGCAGGATTGCAACGAGGATTCCGTCAGGCCGCAGCATGGTTGCCGCGTGTTCAATGTGGGCTTGCCAGCGGCCCTGGCTGTAAGGCGGGTTCATGACAACGCGATCAAAATTCAGCGCACTGGCCATACCGAGAAAGTCAGACTGTTCGACGTAATAACCCTTAGCTTCCAGCACTTGCGCGTGCAGTGAACTAATCTCGACACAGGTTATTGAACAGCACGGATGCATCAGGTCGGCAAGGTTGCCGGTACCGGCTGAAGGCTCAAGGCAGTCATGCTCAGGGCTAATATCTGCCAGCTCCACCGCGTCCCGCGCAATACGCTCAGGCGTCGGGTAAAACTGGTGACTTTTCTGGTCAGGAATGCAGCCGCTACACACGATTTCCTTGATGACCGGATCTGGGTCATAGTCGAACTGAAACCACTGGTATGCGTTAACGTTTTTCCGGACGCCGCCGAGCATTTCTAAAACCTGCTCAACCTCCGCGATAACATGCTTGTCTTTTTCGTGCGACTCGATACGCAAAGCATTGGGGATGATGCGCCGGCTACGATCTGCCTTTTCGTAAACGGGCTTAAGTCTGTGCAAAATTTCCAGCACTGCGAAAGGTAAAGGCCTTTCCATGAGCGTGAAGTCTTTCAGCTTCCGCGCCGGCTTTTTCCGAAAGCGTGAGGGAATCGCAGAGGGGTGTAGGTGCGCCAGGATTTCATTCAGGCGCCAAGAAATATCGGGGTGTATTTCGATATGCGCATTGCCGTTCAGGTAGCAGCGGACCCGCAGCGCCCCACCGTCCACCGTTACCCAATCGCCACGAAACTGTGCACGGCATATCTCAACCACTCGATTGCTGGCGTTGTAGTCCGGTTCATCCCTTCCCATCAGCTTTGCGATAACCTGGCGCAGATCGTTTACGTGGCCTGTCTGCTGCCTGCCGTATGAGCCCCAGCTATCGGTTACGCCGGTCAGGATCATGCGCTTGCTGAATCCCTCGGGCTGGTTGGTGATGTGCGTCTTGCTCAGCGCGCGGAATATGCCATCTACTTTTTCGGCCAAGAAATTCATTCGGCTGGCGAGTAGCTCGGCCAGGGTTGCGCGAACGGTTGATTCTTCGAAATCCGGCGTCTTCATTTCGCGGATGCTTTCGAACCATTCCTCGCGACGCTTTGCCGGCATAAAATCCAACACGTCGGTTAAATTCAGCGCCTGGCTCCAGTAGCTGGCATTGATCGACGCCATGCCATCTTCAAGGCTAAACCCCGGCAAGCGGTAGCTTCCGCGATTACGTTGACTTGATGCGGCTTCAAAGTGGCCACACACAGCTTTAAAGTCAGCACCCTTAACGTACTCACAGACTCGTTCGATTCTTCCCTTGTCGGCGTTGTAGCGACCTACAAGGCCATCTACCATGTCGGTGCTGGCTGGTGCGAAGAATTGGGATTCAGCCAAAGGCTGTACAGCAGCGCTCACAAATCACCCCCACACGTAAACGGCACATCCGATTTCACGCGCTTCTCTGGCTGATACCAGGTGTCTGTTGTCATCGGCTCCAGCGTCAATTCGCGCTTGCAACTTTCCATTGTGACTTCGCCCATGTGGATTCCATTCTGTAACGGTGTGCCGCGCTGGCAGTGTGGGCAGGTCATGATTCAGCTCCGTAAGAAAG